GTCTATCGCACATCAGGTGGCGCGTTGCTATGGGCATCGAACTACGTCAACACGACCGAGCCGCGTGTGCAAACCGGGCAAATCAACCCGGCAGATGACGTGTGCGGCAAACGCCTAAGCAGTTGCAAAGCCCGTTTCGGCGCAACCAATAGCCTCCCATTTGGCGGCTTTCCTGGCTTAGGCGGTTACTACTAATGAGCTGGCGGCAATCTGCCCTGGAGCACGCCAAGCAAGAAACGCCGCGTGAAGCCTGCGGATTGCTGGTGGTCGTCAATGGCGTGGAACAGTACAAGCCATGCCGCAACTTGGCGCGTGAGCCGCACGACTTCTTCATCCTTGACCCGGACGACTATGCCGACGCCGAGGATCAGGGGGAAGTTTTAGCCATCATCCACAGCCACCCGCAAACACCGCCGCAACCCAGTGACGCCGACCGCTTGGCGTGTGAAAAATCCGAGCTGCCCTGGTACATCGTCAATCCAGACACGGAACAGTGGGATGGCTGCCAACCCTGTGGCTACAAAGCGCCACTGCTGGGGCGGCAATGGGTCTGGGGTGCCAGTGATTGCTGGACGCTGGTGCGTGACTGGTACGCCGAGACTTGGGGATTGGTGCTGCCGGACTGGAAACGCCCCAAGGATTTGACGGCATTTAACGCCAACCCAATGTTTGACGGTTGCTGGGCGGAGGCTGGTTTTAAGGAGGTGGATTTTCTTACAATGGAGGTGGGCGATGCGTTGCTGATGGCAGTCGATTCGGCACAACCGAACCACGTCGGCATCTACGTCGGTGAGCAGATGATGCTGCATCACGCAATCGGGCGGCTGAGTTCCCGCGACGTGTATGGCCGCTACTATCAAACAAAGACGCAGCGCGTCCTACGCCACCGCAGTAGGTGCCAGTGATGCGGGTAGTCAAGGTCTACGGTCCCCTCGCCAAATTCTTGGGGCAACGCAGCTTCAAGTTTGCGGTGAAGTCCCCTGCCGAGGCTGTGCGGCTTCTGCTGGCAAACTTCCCCAGCTTGCAGGGGCACATGGCAAACCACGACTACAAGATCAGCGTGGGGCGTCTGCAGCTACCGATTGGCGACCACCCGGAGTACATCCACTATCCAACAGCCAGTAACGAACCGATCAGGATCATGCCAATCGTCAGCGGTGCTGGTGAGGGTACAGGTCAGATACTTGCCGGGATTGGTTTGGTTGCAGCAGCTATCTTGCTTGCTCCCGTTGGAGGCGGTTTTTTGGGTCTTGGCGCAAACGCGCTGGCTGGCACTTTTACCCTTGGCGCTAGTGCATCTGCTGCTATTGGGGCAATAGGCGTAGGTCTTGCCCTGACTGGTATTTCTACGCTGCTTACCCCAACCACCCAGCTATCAACTGGTGTTGACTCAGACTTCGACCCACGTAAGTCATACAGCTTTAGCGGCATCCAGAACGTTGCTCGCCAAGGCGTACCAGTGCCAATTATTTATGGTGAAGTCTTGGTCGGCAGTATCGTGGTCTCGGCTGGCATTGACGTGACGACGCGATAATCATGGGCATCCGCGCAGCACTTAACACCGGCGACATTGACATTGGCCAGGCGCCAAATAACAACCTGCAATCCAAACAGATCTCGCGGATTGTTGACCTGCTGTGCGAAGGCGAAATCGAAGGCTATCCCTCCGCCCGTGCTTATACCCGTGGCACAACTGAATACAATCGCGCACTGTTAAAAGACATTTTCCTTGATAACACCCCGCTTGTTAATCCAGCGGCCAACCCAGCCAACGAATATCAAGAATCAGATAAAAACTTTAAAGGCGTCAGCGTGTCACCTCGCTATGGCACGGTCGATTCCAACGGCGTCAGCACCCAGACCTACCTGACGGAACTCGGCAACGACACTGAAACAGAAGTCAGCGTCAACGCGCAATGCGTCGGCTGGGTCTATCCCGCACAAACACCTATCCCGGTGGTGCGGACCATTACGGACACCAACATCGACCAAGTGCGCGTCACAATGTCGATCCCTGGTCTGTCATCCCTCAACCCACGCGAAGGCGAAAAGGGAACGAGGTTATTTATCACGATCGAAGTTCAAGTCGGCACCAGTAATGCCTACGAAACGATCGTCGATCGAGATGAAGTTGCCGGTCATACGTCCAACCTGTATCAGCGCGATTACCTGATCGACATTCTTAACGCTGCCCGCCCAATTAACATCCGCGTTACAAAAGAAGGCGAATGGGATAACGGGTTGGTCGGCTCAAACACTGTTGTTGCCAACCTCATCTGGGCGTCATATACCAAAATCATCAAATCCAAAACTGTTTATCCATACAGCGCCCTAATTGGACTGAAGTTTGATTCAGAGCAGTTCAACAACATCCCATCGCGCACTTACCGCGTTCGTGGTCTCAAGGTCAAAGTCCCGAGCAACGCAACAGTCGATTCCGCCAAGGGCTTCCTTGTCTATACCGGCGTCTGGGACGGCACCTTTAGCGCCACCAAAAAATGGACGACATGCCCGGTTTGGATTTTGTATGACCTCCTTACCAGCAAGCGTTACGGATTTGGCGCTCAAGTCACAGAAGCCCAGCTTGATGCCAGCAGCTTTTACGCAGCATCTGCCTACGCAAACACCTTGGTGCCCGATGGTGAAGGTGGCCAGGAACCGCGTTTTGCCTGCAACGTCAACATCCAAACCCAAGAGGAGGCGTACAAGCTCATCAATGACTTGTGCTCGGTGTTCCGCGCCATGCCGTACTGGAGCGCCGGCAGCATTGCATTTTCACAAGATCGCCCAACAGATCCCGGCTACATCTTCAACCAATCCAACGTCCCCGAAGAGGGTTTTAGCTACAGCGGCAGCAGCCTGAAAACACGTCACACCGTTGTTGGCGTTAAGTATTTCGACATGGATGCCCGCGACCATGCCTACGAGGTGGTGGAAGACGCGGAGCTGATTCAGAAATACGGCATGGTCAAGACTGAGATTGAGGCATTTGCTTGTACCAGTCGCGGTCAAGCCCGGCGCGTGGGTCGTTGGATGCTGTACGAAGAAGCCAACACCACCGAAGTCGTCACATTCACCACGGGCATTGCCGCTGGTACGCAAGTCCGCCCCGGCACAGTGGTTCAGGTGATGGATCCGGTGCGTGCTGGCCGTGTCCGTGGTGGCCGTGTCAGTGCTGCCAACAGTGCCGTGAGCATCACCTTGGATCGTTCGGCGGAATTGATGTTTACCGATACGGTGCCGAGCACCTTCCGCTTCAACGTGATGCTGCCAGATGGCACATACCAAGGAGTTGAGGGCGCCACAATCAACGGCAACTTGGTGACACTGCCAACCGCACTGAGGGCGCTGCCAACCGTTGGCGCACCTTGGGTGATTGGCGTCACAACGCTGTCTTCGCAACTGTTCCGCGTGGTGTCGGTGCAGGAGCAGGACGGCGATAAGTACGTGATTACAGGCGTCAAATATGACTACAGCAAATACGACTACATCGAGCGTGATACCCCACTGGCGCCACGGGACATCACCGACCTGAACGAACCGCCGGCGGCACCAACCGGACTTACGGCATCCGAGCTGCTGTACGAATCCAACGGCCAAGTGCTGTCAAAGGTTCTTGTTAGTTGGGCGCCACAACAAAACATCACCCAATTTGTTTTCCGTTATCGCTTTGAAAACGGCAACTGGACAACGGTATTCACAAAGTCACCGGATTACGAAATTCTTAATAGTGGCGTGGGGCGTTACAGCTTTGAACTGCAAGCTGAAAACTCCGTCCTTAATACCAACATCAAACGCTCTGGTACTGCCACCAGAATCTTCGACGCACTTGGCAAGACAGCACCACCGGAAACAATCCCGGATCTGTTCATTGCCCCGATTGATGCACACACCGCTGAGTTGTATTGGCCGCAGGCGGTTGATCTTGACGTTCGCATCGGCGGTCAAGTCCGTATCCGCCACACACCCGAGATCGGCGTCAATGCCACCTGGGGGCGTTCAAATGACATCGTGCCAGCCGTCAATGGCAGCAGCACCCGCAAGATTGTGCCGCTACTGGAAGGCACCTACCTCATTCGCGCAGTCGATAGCACCGGCAACGAATCTGCTGGCACGGCAGCGGTGGTGGTCGATCTGCCCGCGCCACAGGACAGCTTCCTAATTCAGGAATATCGCGAAGACGACGACAGCCCGCCATTCCAAGGCACGGCCACCAACATGTTCTATAGCGTCGATGAAGGCGGTTTGGTGCTAACTGCCACCGGCTTGATTGACGACATTACCGACTGGGATTCGGTCAGCAACATCGACTTCTACGGTGATACCAGCAGCAGTGGCAGCTACCAGTTTCTAAGCACGCTAGATGTGAACCAGGTTTATGACATTGACCTGCAGGCAATCCTGAGCACCCGAGCCTTCCAGCCCGGCAACCTTTGGGATGATCGCGTTGAATACATCGACGAGTGGGACGATATTGACGGTGACGACCTAAGTGCCGTTAACGCCCAACTTTATGTGCGTGCCACCAACGACAACCCAAGCGGCACCCCGACCTGGGGCGACTGGCAACCTTTCGTCAATGGCACTACCCGTGGCCGTGGTTTCCAATTCAAGGTCGAAGCCACCAGCCACAACCCAGTACAAAACATTGTGCTGCAGCAGTTGGGCGCCTTTGTCAAATTCCAACGCCGTACCGAAACGCAACGCAATCTCAGCAGTGGCGCTGGATCTTATGCCGTGACATTCCCAACGGCGTTTTATGCCACTCCCAGCGTCGGCATTACTGCTCAGGATATGAGCCAGGGTGATTACTTCACGATCAGCAGCGCCAGCCGGACTGGCTTCACCGTGACTTTCCGCAACAGCGGGGGTAGCATAGTAAGCAGGACTTTCGACTACCAAGCTGTCGGCCACGGTAGGCAAATCACCTAATGGCACAGGCAACCGACTATTCACTGGCTAACCAGTCCGGCGCGAACTTCCGCTCTGAGCTGAACACGATCCTCGCGGCGATCGTCAGCCAGAACAGCGGCGCAACCGCCCCAAGCACCACCTACGCCTATCAGTGGTGGATTGACACCGGCGCTAGTCCCGCCCTTCTCAAGAT